ACGTCTTGCAATTTATCGCTGTCCACTTTGCGGTTCAATCTGCTTACAACTTTGACTCGGTACGGGCCAAGGTGCAGGTTAGTCGTACCGTCTTTTGCTTCATCAACGTCAAGCAACTTCGATAACTCATCTTCTGCCGCCCGACGTTGTTCTATGGCTTGACGTTCCTTCTCTTTGGCTTCGATCCAGATCATGCTCAAGCGTCGTACTTCATCATCCTCTTTTGCTGCAGGACTCATACTCATATCAGCCTCCAATTTTCGCAATGATTTTTGATAAGTTCGGCTCTTCCCATTCATCGAGCTTGCCCGAACGATCCTTAGCTTGCCATGACGCGTCACCGTGACACTTCAAGCCGTGCCATGCAACACCGTCAGAGTTTTTCTCAATCCGCATCGCCAGAACTTCATCGAAGAAATACGGCAACTGCTGACCGATCTTGTTGCCAGGCATCGAAGGCGCGTACAGCATGCGGCCCATCTCATCCTGCATCTTATCCAGCTTGGCGGTCATTAGGACGTGCATAGGCAGGTCACGGAATGCTCGTATCAAGTCTGTCATTTGTTCCTGCATTGCGCCGTATGCCTGGCGCGGGTCTTTTGCTACTTTTTTCTCAGCGTTCAGCACGACTTCTGCTATCTCTGAGATACTGTCCACCGCTACGGATGAAAAGTCTTTGGCGTTATCAACAAGCCACGAATAAGCCTCCCTGAGATCCGCCATTGTGCTGATCTCGATAAAAGGTAGTTCGGTATCACTAATTGATAACAAGCCGCCCTCAGCGCTCAGAATGACCGGATTGGGCAATGTTTTAATTAACGTTGTTTTACCAGCACCAGCTTGGCCATATACAAGCACCTTCACGCCAGTAGATGATACGGACGACGTACTTCTAAGATTGACTGACATTTGTTTTCCTTATGTTAAAGGCGGTCGGACTATCCGTTCGCCTGTTTAAATATTAGCAGAGTCTTTCAGGTATGGGAATATACTCTTCGGACGCTACCAATAAATCTGCGTATTCCTCAAACGCTTCGTCCCGATCATGTTTATCGGTAAGGTCAGCGCCTGGAAACATATCTTCTAAATTCTCCCCGATGGCCTCATCATCAGAAAATTCTATGATGTACAAGCCTGGGCCTTCGAGGTAATAGTTTTCGATCCAGTAGTGTTTATCTGACGCGCTCATTGCTACTAGCTCTACTAACTTCTGCGAGTCTTTGTGTATCGATGCGAATTTCTTGCGTTTCATATGAAAGATTGTACTTCAAATCAATTATGATTAAGACCAATATCAAATTGATCATGAAGGCTATGCCAATGCAGATGTTTAAGTGCCAGTGCAAAGCTCGCTCCACACCAAAGTTATCCACAAAATTATGTATTTTTTTGAGCATTAATTGTCCTTATATTTTGCGATCATGGCTGGCTCTACCAACTGGCAGAACCTACGGCTTTCAAAGTGCATAGCAAACTTGTAGCTGTCAACATCTGGAACATGTTCCTCTGTGTAATATCCAGCAAGCTCAAGTAGGTGAGGGATGTTTTTGTCATCCCGATCAATGTACGCCCACCTGCCATCGACTTTTATGATGCTAGGGATATCGTGATCGCGGTCTGCCGCCATCGCAAGGAACAAAAGATTTACTTTTAGTATTTTCATTTTGATTTCCTCAGTTCATAACAAGGTTCACACATCCATCTGCGCTGGTGACGGACTTGCTTCCATCTGCCACCAACGAGTGGCTTATATCTGTTGCAGTAGGAGCAGTGGCGCTCCTGCGTTGCTTCTGCCACTGCCTCCCTCATGCGTCGTAATTCCTGCCGGTGCTTATCAACTTTCATCGGCTGGTCACCTTTACGCTGAACACCGCGCTGGTCTTGGTGTACTTATCAAGTACATCGCTAGGTACGCCCATGTCTGCACACAGAGCTTTGTAGTCGATGGTGGATCGGTTAGCTTCGACGTAGGTAGCTCGGAACAGTGCGCCCTCTACAACTTTGGGGCCACCAGCGTTGGCGGTACACTTGATTGAGTCTTTGATCGCGTTGGCTTTAGACTGTAAGTCTGCGATCTTGGCAAGCAAGTCGCCTAGTACGTCAACTGAGGCAAGGTTTAGATTTTCTGTTTTCATTTGATTCTCCTTGTTTTGGGACTGTCTGATTATCAGTTTGTCCGCGTTATTGGTAATATAGCAAATTGATACTTTTGTGTCAAACTTTTTTATTAAAGTAGGGGCCGAAGCCCCTTTGGTTAGATACCGAGAAAGCCAGCTAACTTTTTCGATAGGTTCCCATAAGAACGCTCAAGCCGCGCCGAACAGGTTGGGCATACCTTAATAGGATTGCCTTTTACTTGTACATATTTGCAGATGCGAAGGCTCTCCGTTGCTTTCTCGCAATTCTCACATACTAATTTTTTTGATTTCATTTTCTTCTCCTTAAAAGTGGGGCCGAAGCCCCGTTATTTATTTGTGCCGTCTGGGTTGTATGGACACTGATCCCAATCGCATACCATCCCGTCTATAAAATACTTGATGTCGTCAACAACTTCTTTTTGACTCATCGGCTCTCCCCAGCCATTTGGCTCTACCACATATATGGTTTGAGCATAGTCTGGGTTGTACCAAGGTAACTTAAATGCAATGTCAATCACGCCGCAGTCGTAGCTATAATCCTCTACTCTGTCCCAACGTTTTTTGCCTAAGAGCTTTTTCATTTTTTCAGCTTCGTACATCCCGTTCTCCTTGTTTCGGACTTTCGGCCAATTCCGTGTGTCCATGATTAGTATTATACGGATTTAAACGTACAGTGCAACACTTTTTTACTAAATAATTAAAAAAAAGTGTCAATGTAGCCTATTTGCCACACCTTTTTCCGTTCGCTAGCTGGCTACCAAACGGAGAATGTGCGTATTTCGGCGTAAGCCAGCCGGCTAGCTTACGCAGAATGTGCTTAAAAAAAGGGACATAGCGCGCTAGGTACCTTTTTGTGTGGTAGGAAAAAGATACGTAGCGCGCTAGGTATCTTTTTTGCTTTAGCAACTTTAGCAGCTATCGGGACATAGCGCGCTACGTCCATTTTATCTGTTAAGCCAAGCGTCCTCGATTGCCATGCACTGTTTCTCGCGCCATAGCCACTCTCTGTAATCACTGGCTGGGCCTTCATATTTAGCCCACTGCGCCGCGTGGCAGGCTTCGTGCAGGATAATGTGGGGCTTGTTCATGTCCCATCGGACGTAGATTACTGGGATATCGCCAGCCAAGAAAAACGTGGCGTTGCTAGGAGTAATCACCGTCTCTGGCGGATAGTGCAGGTTGAACATAAGAAGAAAAGCAATTATCTCTTTCATGTTTGCCTCCTTTCGCAATTGATTGTAGACTCTTTAGTGTTTTAATATAGAAAAAAAGCGTCACTAAAATGGAGAAACGTATGGAAATTAACGAAATCAAAGACTTATTATCTGATCGGAACTTAAAAGAGGTGAGCCGTCGAACCGGAATTGGTTACTCGACGCTTAGAAATATCGCCTCTGGCAGGTCGCCTGATCCAACGATTAGCACCGTAAACAAATTATCTGAGTATTTTTCAGCAACTTGTCCGGGGCTACAACATGGCTGACATAAAAAGCATTTGGCATAACAGTAAGCCCACAGATCCGCCAGAAGTACAACTCAGGAACTCGATTATTGAGGCTGGATTAGAGCCTCCGAAGGAGATCAATCTCGATGGCAAGATTCATAGATTCAATTCTGGCACTAAAGGTCGATCTGGTTTCGGTGATAAAAGCGGCTGGTATATCGTTTATCCTGACGGCATTCCTGCTGGTAAGTTTGGTGATTGGAGGCTTGGGCTGGAGCATAAATTCATTGCTGACATTGGTAGGAAACTCGCGCCTTACGAAGAGATGGCCTTCTCTCGAAAGATTGAGCAGGCCAGAAAAGTTCGGGAGGCAGAAGAAAAGTTAATGTCCGAGAATGTCTCGGAGGTCGTCCATAAGATATGGACTGAGGCCGCCGACGCTAACTCGGATCATCCGTACCTATCCAAAAAGAAGATTAATCCTAATGGGGCCAGAGTTACCGGAGACGGGCGCTTAATCGTGCCTTTGTATAATGCAGATGGCGAGCTAACGACATTGCAGTACATTGACGGATCGGGAAATAAGCTCTACCACGCAGGTGGCAAGACTGGCGGCTCGTATTGGTTTATTGGCAACAACGATAACGATCACATATATGTAGCTGAAGGCTTTGCAACGGCATCGACAATCGCTGAGACGATGCACAGGACGTGCTACATCACATACTCAGCGTCTAACATACCTTTGGTGGTCGAGAGGCTCAGAGATCGCTATGGAGCCGCTAAACGCATCATAGTCGTAGCCGATAATGACAGTAGCGGCGTTGGTCGCAATTATGCCGATCAAGCGTCAGCGAAGTTCGGTGTTAGCGTCATCATGCCCCCCGTCAACGGCGACGCGAACGACTATTTGTTAAGTGGGAATGATCTTTTTGAGCTTCTCGATCCGCCAAAGATAGCGCATGACTGGCTGGTATCCACCAATGACTTTAGAAATAAGCCGGAGCCAATCTCTTGGCTGATTAAGGGCTGGATGCAGAGCAATGCCCTAATGATGGTTCATGGGCCGTCTGGCTCTGGCAAGACATTTCTGGTGCTAGATTGGTGTTTGAGGCTGGCTTCGATTCACATGGAACATCGCAACTGGTGCGATCATCGAACCAAGCAGGTTCCGGTGGTTTATTTGGCTGGTGAAGGTCATCATGGCCTACGGAGCAGGATCGCGGCTTGGATGCAGCATCACAACGTCGAAGAGGCGCAGATGTGGCTATCAAAGAGTGGCACTGATCTCAATATGCCAGATGGGATGCTAAAGGTTGTTGAGAACATTAGAGCCTTGCCAGTACCTCCAAAGGTCATCGTGGTTGATACATTGCATCGATTCTTAAATGGTGATGAGAACTCAGCACAAGATGCCAAGACAATGCTCGATGCCTGCGCTACTCTTATGCAAGAGTTTGATTGCTCGGTTGTGTTGGTACATCACACTGGCGTATCAGAAGAGGCCCAGCACCGAGCCAGAGGCTCAAGCGCTTGGAGAGGTGCATTGGATATTGAGGTGAGCGTGAAGCCCGGCAACTTAGGCAAGCCGATTGAGGTGTTGCAACGCAAAATGAAAGACGCCGAAGAAAGCCCAAGCAGATTCTTTGATCTATTGAAGGTTGAGATAAAGGGCTGGAAGGATGAGGACAACGAGCAGGTATCAAGCGTTGTCTTAAATGAGGTATCAGCACCAACTAAGGTAAACAAAAAAACATCTAAGGTTGAGGAAAACCGTAAGCGGTTCGAGCTTGCTTGGCACGCATCACATCGTGAACGAGATAAGCACAATAGGCCACACGTTACGAGAAGTGGGCTGATAGATTACTTGATTGGGCCTCACATCGGGATGAGCGAGGCTTACGCAAAAAGACAGCTACAGCCAACATCAAATACGTTCATTGGGATACTAATTGATGCCGGATATATTGCTCCGTTTGAGCGCGGATGGTCGGTAATTAATGACGGTTGTATCATCGATTTTGGTGAAAACGGATAAAATGAGGAAAATCAAATACTTATGCAAAAACGGATAAAACGGATAACAACGGATAAAAAAAGTTTATCCGTTGAGATTGTATATAAATCAATGACTTACGAGAAAACGGATATCCGAAACGGATAAAAATGGGGCAGAGTCAGATAACGGACAGACACGGATAAAAGTCTTGTAAAGACTTTATCCTGTCCGTTTTATCTGCGTTATAATCTGAGCTGTGGATAACTTACTGGAGTTATAAATGAGTGAAGAAGTAAAGATGGGAAGGCCAACTGATTATACCGATGAGTTGGTGGATAGAATTTGTGAAGAGATCGCGGCTGGCAGGTCTTTGAATAAAATTTGTCAGGAAGAGGATTGGTGCCCATCGAAGAACACGTTTTATCGTTGGATGTACAGACATCCAGACATTCGTGACAAGTACGCGCGCGCAAAGAATGCGCAGCAAGAGTTTGCGGCTGAAGATATCTTGGAGATCGCTTACGACGCAACGCCTGAGACTTACAACGTGGCTCGATTGAAGGTCGACGCGCACAAATGGGTCGCATCAAAGCTATTGCCCAAACGATATGGCGAGAAACAGCAGCTCGAACACACTGGCGAGTCTGGTGGGCCGTTGATCATCAAGTGGAAGGATAGCGAATAAGGTTTATGTCTGCGATAGAGATCCCGTACCATCCTCGGAGAGTAATGCTCCCGTTTCACAATCGAACCCAGAGATTTGCCTGTTTGGTGGCCCATCGAAGGTGCGGTAAAACAGTCGCAGCAATTAATGACCTGATCCGTGATGCGCTGACGATCCAGCGCCAGAATGTACGGGTTGCTTATATTTCGCCAACTTATCGGCAATCTAAGGCTGTGGCGTGGGATTACTGCAAAGAGTTTACGCAAGGCATCCCGGGAATCAAAGTCAATGAGTCTGAGCTTCGGATAGATTTTCCCAATGGCGCTCGAATTAGGCTGTTTGGGGCTGAAACCGCAGATTCTATGCGAGGTCTGTACTTTGACTCAGTTGTGCTGGACGAGCCAGCCGACTTCCCGGCTAACGCTTGGTCAACAGTCATTCGACCTGCAATCGCTGATCGTCAGGGCCGGGCCACGTTTATCGGAACTCCAAAAGGCAAAAACGAATTCTGGGAAATATACGACGCTGCGAGCAGAGACAGTAGCTGGTATACCGCGATGCACAAAGCCAGCGAGACAAGTTTGTTGCCGCAAGAGGAATTGGACGCGGCGCTCAAGACAATGGGCGAGGATCGTTACGAGCAAGAGTTTGAGTGTAGCTTCGAGGCTGCCATCGCTGGTTCGTATTACGGAACTGAGATGAAACGCGCAACCGAAGAGAACAGGCTCACAACAGTTCCTTACGATAAATCACTTGGAGTTGTCACTGCATGGGACTTGGGCGTTGGTGACTCGACATCGATATGGTTCGCGCAGTATGTCGGCGCTGAAGTTAGGCTGATCGACTACTACGAATCATCTGGCGTTGGCCTCGATCATTACGCTAACGTGTTGCAAGATAAGAATTATGTTTACGAATCTCATATATTGCCTCATGATGTGCAGGTCAAAGAGTTGGGAACGGGCAAATCTAGGCTTGAGACGTTAGATAATCTTGGAATTAGACCTGTAGAAATAGCACCGAAGCTCAACGTTGATGACGGCATTCAGGCGGTACGATCCATGCTGGATCGTTGCTGGTTTGATGAGAAGAAGTGCAATCGAGGGATCGAGGCATTGAGACAGTATCAGCGAGACTACGACGAGAAGGGCAGAACGTGGCGAGGCAGACCGAGGCACGACTGGACTTCGCATGGCGCTGACGCGATGAGATACTTAGCAGTCGGCTATCGACCAATGAAGTCTAGTTGGGGCGAGCCGATCAGAAGAAATCTAAAGGGAATAGCGTAGTGGCTAAAATAAAAGGAATACTTTCTGCTGTAGATGAAGCAATTAAAAAAAATAGGTCTACTATAAGAGGATCTAAAAGAAAATCGTTTCCCGGAGTTTATGATGATCCAAGGTTAATAGCTGAAAAAGCATCATTAAGGTCTGCAGAAGAAACTAATGCAATGAAGGAGCTTTTTGGCGTTACTAGGGATGAATTGTACGAACTAACAAAACAAACAAGAGGTCTTGGATCTGAATCAGTTTTTCAGCCTCCTCTTAAATCAAGAGGATCTGACGCAGCAAAAGCTGTAATGCAAAATCAAAATAAACAGAGATTAATAGATATTCTTTCTGAGGCAGGCAAATACGAAGGAATATATAAAGGCATGGATTCTTGGTACAACTTAGATCCAATGTACAAAATAATGGTTGATTTGTTTGGCGAAGAAGAAGCAAAGAAAAGATTTTTACAATTAAATTCTTTAAGCGGAATGTCAAGTCCAATGGCAGATGTTGTTACAGAAACAGGTAGAGGAACTGCTGCAAATTGGCTATTAAATTCAGGAAAATTTGATGACTTTGTTAAGTATGGCGGACAAGTTAAAGGTAGGCCAGAATATATGGGAGATTTTCCGGGACATTTAGCGCATAAAACTGCTCAATTGCCAGCTATGACTAAGTATGCTGAATCAGGAAAAGTTGAGATGGGATCTCCAAAGGTTCCTGTATATATAAACGCATCAACTCCAGAATCTCTCGGAGGCTCTTGGAGAGTTCCTGTTGGTGATGCTCATTGGTCTAGGGCTGTTGGCCTTGCTGACACTAGGCCAGCAATTAAATCCAGAGCGGTTCCAGATCAATCTGTTTCTGCGTCAGAATTAGCAGACTTAACTCCTTGGTGGAAAGAAATATCTGACGCGGTTGGTATAGAACCTGTACCAGCACAAGCAAGGCTTTGGGGGACTGCCAGTCACGCAACAGGAGTTAAATCTCCAATTGGCGCATCAAAGCTAGAAATAATATCAAATAAAATAATGGATCAAGCCAAAAAAAGAAATATTGATCCAAAGTTATTTAGAGATTATGTATTAGCTGGTGGCGATGTTAAAAAACTAGGATTAGGAGCAGCTACAACTGGATTGTTGGCTGGAGTTCCTGCATTTGCGAAAGATGATTTAGAAAATGATGTTACATCATTAATTTCTGGAACCAATGTGTCAAACAAAGGCGCTCCAAAAGGAAGTTTAAAAGAGGCTGCGCTATCTATTTTGAGAGGATTGCCGTTAGGAGTTATGGACACATTCGCCTTACTAGGGAAAGTATCTGATTATAGTTTCGGCACAGATAACTCAAAAAATATGGAAGAATTTAATAGAAAAATGATTCCAGATTATGACGCAAAATATTTAACGGATGAACAAAAGAAATTTTACGAAACTATTGGATCATTTTTGTCGCCTTTGTGATAATGAATTTTAATTTTTAGGAGAAAACGATGGATCGCATGAAAATGCAGGGATTACTTGGAATGGCAGGGCAACCGCAACAATTGCAACAAGCACAACAAATGCAACAGTTGCCACAAAGGTACACATACGAAAATTTAATGAGATTGCCATCTGGGGAAATGGTTATTCAATATATGGCTAACCACACTGGATTGCCTTATGAAGAAGTTGTTAATCAAATGAGAATGGGCAATATCCCAGAAGAAGGCATGAAGATGCTTTTTGATCAAGCATTTAAGATTATGTCTGGAGATGAAGCAATGAAGCGTTATTTTGATAACCAGCAAAGATAACCATGACAATCACAAACTACTCAACTCTACAGTCAACGGTCGGTGATTTCTTAAACCGTAGCGATCTGACCAGCGTGATCCCGGTGTTCATTCAGTTGGCCGAGGCGCAAATGAACCGCGATATTAGGCATTGGAGGCAACAACGTAGAGTATCGTCTACAGCAGACGAGCGTTATGAGGATTTGCCAGTAGATTTTCTTGAAGCGGTTCAATTTTATATTGATACTGCAAA